CTCTACTACCTTAGGAGCGTCTTAAGGCTGGCACTACGATAAGGTGTCCCTGTACTACAGTAAGCAGGATTGACTACGCCAAATGGGTAGTCTCATTTATTAACTCGCTTAAAAGGAGAAACTCATGAATAAGCAATTCATTCCATCATTCTTTAGTCAAGATGCATTCAAGGACTTCGACAAGTTCTTCGTAGGCTTCGATGATCAATTCGGTAAGCTGCAAAAGCTACACGATGATCTAGCTAAGAACATCCCCAACTACCCTCCATACAACATCAAGAAGATTGATGACACTCACTACACCATCGAGATGGCTGTGGCAGGTTTCGGTCAGTCCGATATTGATATTGAGATCGACGGTGGTAAGTTAATCGTTAAGGGTAACGTCACTAACGCTGACGAAACACCAAACGATTATATCTTTAGGGGCATTGCTGCTCGTGCGTTCACTCGCTCTTTCGCTCTTAACGACCAAGTGGAAGTTAAGGATGCTGAACTTTTCAATGGTATGCTAAAGATTGCTCTTGAGCGTCTTATCCCAGAAGAAAAGAAAGCTAAGAAAGTCGCTGTGAAGTCACGTGGCGAAAAAGAGTTCTTACAAGACTAAGAGGTTGGGGAGGCAACTCCCCATTTAAGTTATGATACCAAGAAAACTAAACATTCTTGATAAGCATAAACTAACCGTCCATCTCCAATCCCTAAAAGGTGAAGATCGCAGACTCCGTTTCGGTTGCGTTGCGACGGATGCATACATTGAAACGTATGTGAATAAGACTATCAATGACGTTGATAGTAAGTGGTTTGGAATTGATCATATTGATGGGCATTTAGTTGCAGCTTGTCACGTGGCAATTACTGAGGAATTGGCAGAACTAGGTTGTTCAGTTGATCCAGAATATCGTGGTCATGGATTCGCACAGGATATGTTTGATCGTGCAGTCACATGGTTGCGTGCTAGAGGTATTCAAGACGTAGTGATGCACTGCCTCGCCGAGAATGCTATCATGAAACATATTGCTCGTAAGAACGATATGTCAGTAGTGACAGAGTATGGCGAATCAGACGCTAACGTACACCTTGAACCAGCAACCCCAGTCGTTCATATCGCCGATGCCTACGCTGACCGTATGGCAATGTACGATATGATCTACAAACAAAACATCAAAGCCATCAGAACTTTCATGCCTAAATATTGGTATGAAAGCCAAAGTAACTAAAGACATGATATCATTCATCCCTGTTATGAGGGGTGAGTGGACTTTTAAAATCTCTGTTTGGAAGACCAAGCAGGTTTTAGTCGTTGCTCAAAACAATTACGATTTGAACAAGATTTATGTTGAGATGTTCCACAGTCAGGAGATGGCTGCGGATTTTATTGAACGATTATCCAGTGAGGAATAGTATGAAAGCAGGAAGCATTGCAGTTTTTAAAATTGTCAGTGGTGAGGAATTGATCGGCGATGTGTTTAACATCTATGGTGATCACTACGAAGTTAAGAACCCAGCAGTAGTCATTATGCAACGAACAGAAAGTGGTATGGGTGTGGCATTGATGCCTTACCTACCATACTGTGACGGTGCAGTTAAGTTCTACAAGTCTGCCGTTGTAGCAGAAGGAGAACCTAGCCAGAACATGGTGAACGAATACAATCGAATCTACGGTGCAGGAATCCAAGTGGCTCCCGCATCCGCTCTAGCTGGACTCCAAGTCGTCTCCTAAGCCTCTTGGATACAGGCTCTAGCCTCCCTCCTAGCCCTCTCTCGTAGAGGGCTTTTTCGTTTCTAGACCCTTGTAGATACAGGGTTTGGAGCCTCCAGAAAGTTGTTGTCTTTAATTGCAACTTGGTGTATAATAATGTTATGATGATTAGGAAAGGAAGCGAAATGACTGATTTTGAGACCCAATGTTACGGTATGTCTGAGGCTGATATCCGTGAGCAATACCTCGACTCAATTACTGTGAAGTTGAGTGGCGTTGAAATGCTAGTTGCAGGGATCCTCTCCGACTGCCAAGAAATGTTGGAAATGGGCTACGAGAAAGATGCGATTCGCAAGCAGTTGAACATTGCAAAATTCTGTCTGTTCGATGCAAAAAAGGCTTGTCTTTAATTTGCAATTAGGGTATAATAAGGTATGATCCTCGTAAAAGAAACAACCAAGTGGGATGGTGGCTACAAGAACCATGTGTACCTACTTTCAGACGACATGTACAAAATGCATGGCTACTTTAAGTTTGGCACCAAAGAGTTCAAGTTGTTCTCCAAGCCACTGGGATTCGATAAACGGTATCGCACCTTTAAGGTGTTGCAAAAGAATTTGACTATGAAGGAAGTGAAATGAATCTGAATGACTTTTTTAACGATCTAGCTGCAAATGCATCACGCAACTACAAGATCCAGAAACTGGAAGAGAATCGTGACAACTCGCTACTCATTCAGGTAGTTCGTCTGGCATTGGATCCATTCACTCAGTTCTACATCCGTAAAATCCCCAAGTACACCTCTGTGCCAGATGAAATCGCATGTCCGTTGGACGTGGCATTGGGTGGGTTGTACGACCTCTCGTCACGCAACGTGACTGGTAATGCAGCTATCGACCATCTAGAAGGCATTCTAACTGCTGTTTCAGCAGACGATGCTAAGGTTATTGAACGAATTATCTCAAAGGATCTAAAATGTGGGGTTTCGGTATCAACAGCAAACGCAGTGTGGACTGGCTTGGTGAGCGAGTATCCAGTAATGTTGTGCAGTCAGTTCGAGCAGAAACTCGTAGACAAGGTTCAATTCCCAGCCCTCGTCCAACTCAAGATGGACGGAATGCGCTTCAACGCAATCGTTCGGGATGGCAAAGTGGAGTACCGTTCTCGCAATGGCAAAGAAATTCAACTGCTGGGAAATCTGGACGCTGACTTCATCGCTATGGCTGGCGACATCGACTGTGTGTTTGATGGTGAATTGCTAGTCAAAGAGAATGGTAAGATCCTTGATCGCCAAACTGGTAACGGTATTCTCAACAAAGCTAACAAGGGTACAATCTCTGCAGCCGAAGCTGCTAAGGTTCACGCCACTGTTTGGGATGTGATTCCATTCATCCAATTCTCAGAAGGTGAATGCCGTACCCCATACAGCACTCGTTTCGATAGTTTGTGTAATCTGCTGGCTGTGCATGAACCAGAGAAAGTTGGTACTGTCCAAAGTTGGGAAGTACAAACCTACGAAGAAGCCAAGACTCTCTTTGAGCAAATGCTGGCTGATGGTCAAGAAGGTATCATCCTGAAAGACAAGCGTGGTATCTGGGAAGACAAGCGTTCAAAGACTCAGATCAAGTTCAAAGGCGAACTGGAATGTGACCTGAAGATCGTTGCAGTTGAAGAAGGTTCTGGTAAAGCTGCAGGAATGCTTGGTGCTATTGTTTGCGAATCTTCTGATGGTGTGATTAAGGTTAGCGTTGGCTCTGGTTTCACTGATGCGATGCGTAAACATTATTGGTCAGAAAACATCGTTGGTAAGATCGCAGCTATCAAGTATAACATGCGTATCAAGAATAAAGCTGGCGAAGAATCTCTGTTCTTGCCTATTGTTCTTGAGGTTCGTGATGATAAAGAGGTTGCTGACTCTAGCGAGAATATCAAATGAAAAAACTCTTAATTATGACACTGGTGTCAACGAATGCGATGGCACTAGACTTTGATACTGAATGGGCGAAGTTCGATAAGGACTTTGCTCGAATGAAAGGTGTGCAGGTGGCTTCTGTCAGTAAGCCAGTTGTTACCAAACTCGACTCGCTACCTGAAGCTAACAGCGAAATCAATGTAGTTGAGCGAGTGGATCCCAAGTCTCCGAAACGACTTGGTCGGAATCTGGACAATCCTTACATGAAGGAGAAGCTGGAGAAATTGTATAACAAACCTGACACTGTGGTTTATTCTTTGACACTGGAGTAATTTATTATGAAAAAACTTTTGATTGTGGTATCCCTTTTGGCTTTGACTGCTTGTTCAACCACTAAACTAACTGCCGATGCCCCATCGTCAGATGCAGTCAAGTACACCCAAGACTTTGGTAAGGTTGAAGTGACATTCAACGACGAAACTTGGACAGAAATTAAATCCACTGGTACTGCATCAGTGCCTATCACCGACGATGCTGGTCTTGAACAAGCTATGAACATCGCTACAATGCGAGCAAAACGTAACATCGTTGAATTCATTAACACCGACTTGAAGTCTGGTAAGACAGTTGACACTATCACTGATAGTCTTGCCAAGGAAGTCGCCGAAGACGAACAGAAGTCTAAGCAGAAAGCTGCAAGCATCGCTACGAAAGTATCCGAAAAGATCGCAGTTGAAGCCAACGGTATTCTCAAAGGTGTTTACGTAACAGATCGTAAAGTTTCCAGCGACAGCCGTACAGTTTCCGTGACTGTTAAAGTCGATAAGCGTTCAATGAATGCAGCTAAGCAAATCCGTGTAGCGATGGGTCAGTGATGAAGAAACTACTTCTAGTCAGTGCACTGGTTTCGACCAACGCACTGGCAGATCCATCTGTACTACTTCAGGTTATCATTCCTCCCTTTATCTACGAATCATCTCGTGAAGATAAAGCACCAGAGGAAAGACAACCAATGGAAGTAGTAGCCACTGGAGTCGGCAAGACCTGTGATCAAGCACTAGAGAATGCGAAGGTTGCTGCTGTTGAGAAGGTTTCTGGTTTGTGGATGACTGCACAACGCCACACTGATGGAGAGAAGTACAATGAGAGTATTACTGATTACACAGGTGGTGTTATTAAGTCTTACACTATTGTTAGTAACGAATGCACTAAGGTGACAATTGATGCGCAGGTTGTTCCTCGCACCAACAAGATTGTTTCTGGTGGAGCAGATGTTAGCCAACAAACACGTGGACACTTACAAGAAAAGATCGCAAACGAAAAGAAGCGACTCGTTGCAATCCAAGAAGTCAACAATAGGAATAAGGCAATAGCCTTTGACATCAAAGACATCGAATTGATACCCAGTAAAATGAGTGTCACAGGCGAAGTCTTTTTCCAAGAAAAATGGAAGCATGACTACTATGACTTAAAGAAACAAGCTGGTAAATTTACATTGGACTCTTTCCACAAACCAATCTACGTGAACGTGAAAGGTTACAATGTTGGCAAAGAAGTTTTCAATCAACAATATCAACTTAATTACGATCAGTGGGTGTTGTATCAGATCCAAAGAGATGGTGATGTTACAATTTATCCCGATCGCAAAGACACAATTAAGTTGACATTTCCTGTTGATTCAGGTAGAATTATGACTGTCGATAAATTTGAGGTAAGTTTACTATGATTTTAGATAAGCTGATGCGCCAGAAGCGTTTCTTTGATGTTAACGAGAAGAAAGACATTGATGCTTTCAAAAGGTTCTTAAAGAACCAAGCGTGGGGTAAAGATTGTTGCCCCTTTATGTTGGAAGAGCCATGGTTGACTGTTCCAGATATGATTAAGGATAAATTGATTCGTCATTATTTGAAGGTGTGATATGAAAGTTGTGATCAATAATTGTTATGGTGGGTTCTCTTTGTCAAAAGAGGGTGTACAACGCTACTGCGAAATTAAGGGTATCCCATGCTACATTGAGGATGATACCAAGTTCAAATCAATGGGTATCTTCACTGCATGGAAAACTGCACCTGACCAACGTATCGTAGCGATGGAAGGTGAGGACTTCTATGCTGCAAGTATGGAAGAACGTATAGCATACAATAAAGCATACTCAGAACAAACTATCAATGACCGTGACATCGCTCGTGATGACCCAGCATTGGTTCAGTTGGTTGAGGAAGATGCAGAGAAATATGCTGGTCGTTGTGCTTCATTGGCAGTCGTGGAAATTCCTGATGATGTGAAATGGTCTATTGAAGAATATGATGGCAACGAATGGGTTGCTGAAGTACATCGTACTTGGAGTTAATTATGCAATATGAAGAATTTGAAAAGATGATGGCTGAGAAATTCCCTCGCCAATTCGGTGAAGGAAAGCGTTACGGTGGCTTTGCTATCGGTGAAGGTTGGTATCATATCATTCATCAACTAATGTCAGAGATTGACCACTACACTAAGTGGCGAAGAAACATGCGTGCCTACGATCTGCGACTAGATCGTGCTCGTGATAAAGGTCGTGATGCTGTTCTGAAGTTTATCACCAAAGGTAAAGAGAATCCT